TGAAGGCGTAATAGGTGACATCCCCATTGTTGTTCGTGGCAAACACCACATAGGTACCAGGGGCAACATTCTTAATCTCGTTGCTGGTTGTATTCTGGATTACAATGGCACCAGAGGAAGTAGGTTGGTTAGTATTCCCCAGGTTAGCGTTCAGTGCAGCATCCTTTTCACCGTAGACAACAGCAGTACCGTAGCAGGGAACTCCGCCACCGGTAGCATTCTCGGTGTACACATTCAGGGTGTAGTTCTGAGCCGCGTCGGTAAACATCTGAATTTCCTTGGCATTTTCAACCGCAGCTCCGATCGTCTTGTAGCCAGTGGGCTCGCCAATACCCTTGCCGTTGACAGTGACGCTCTTGATCATGTCGCCCTTAGAGTCGTCATCGCCAGCGTCAACGTCAACCTCCATCTTGTAGGTATCGGTGACATACACGACCTCGGCCTGGCCGTCATCGTTGTACACCACGATACCGTACTGACCGGAGGTCAACTCAGTGGTAGCGGCAGTCTTGTCGTCCACCTCGGTGTTCTCCACGTCGATAACCAGGGCCTTGTCGGCATAGCGCTCCCAGTCGGTGTTGGAGTTGTCATTGACGCCACTCACGAAGGACTGCTTCACAGTCTCGTCATCGGACATCAGATCAGTTGCCTTGTCGAAGTCATAGACCTTGAAGTACTTGGTGCGGGTGGTAACAATCAGGCCCACGTCGTTGGCCACGTCAGCCGCAGCGGTCTTGTTGCTGTTAGACACACAATCGGCCTGAGCCTCCAGTACGTAGTAGTCGCCATCGGTCGTGTAGGTGCAAAGCTTGCCGGCCATTCCCTTGGTCTTGGATTGCATCTGGAGAACGTTGCCCTCTTCGTCAATGACGGAGTAGGTATACACGCTGCCGGACTTGTCGTAGACGCTCATGACATAGACATAGGCGTCGGTGCCGAACTTGGCCTGGTCAGTGTAGAGCACGATGACCTCGGCCACGTCGGTGGCATCGTCGAAGGCCACCACGGAGGCGCGGACCTTGCCGTTATCGATACCACCCGCTTTATCAGCGTCGATCATCTTGGCCATGTTGTCATAGCCCACGGCCACATAGCCCTTGGATCCATTATAGTAGTAAATAATGGTTTCCTCGTCGATACCATAGCTGTTGGTGTGGGTATCAACAGAGCTGTTCTCCAGACGCAGGTCGACATCGCCTCTGGCAACATCAGCCTTCAGCTCGGTCTGGCTACTATGGAAGAAAGTAGACTTCCCGCTTTCTGTGTAGTTGTCGCCTTTGATATAGTTTTTGCTGGTGCCATTGACGATCACGCCGTCATCCAGCTCAGCAGGCCCGAAGGTCACGACCTCATCGTCGTCAATGGTGTAGGCCACCAAGTTGCCGGAGGCATAGCCCTTAGTCTTGGCACCGGCAGCGGTAGCGTCATCGGAACCCATGAACTTCAGGACGGCGTCCATGGAGTTGTCGTCGGTGATCGCACTGCCAAACCAGGTCTCAACCGCGCTGTCCTTGGTGCTGTTGTCGTCGGAATTGGCGAGATCCTCAAAGCGGTCAGCGGTGGCGTCCATGTCCACGTCATAGACCTTGGAGGTGCCGTCCGCCAGCAGCAGCTTGATCTGGCCGGTGGTGGTCAGGCCGTTGATGGAGTAAGCGGAGTCCAGAGCCAGAGCGTACTGGGTGGGAGCGCCCTCGACCTCACGGAAGGCCACGATGTTGCCGAAGTCGTCCAGGAAGAAGTCGTACTGAGCGTCAAACTGCACGCCGTTGGCCTTATCGTCACACTCAGAGATCAGGAACTTGACGGGGTTATCCTTGTTGATGTTGCTCAGAACCTCCAGGCCGTCCTGCTTGTACTCCTCGCCGCCGACCTTGATGTAGTTCTTGTTGTCGTCCTTGTTCTTGGCGTTGAAGAGCTCCATCTCACCGGTAACGGTCTTGGGCTCCTCCACATAGGTACGGCCGCCGTACTGGACAACCAGCACCACGTCGCCCTTGGTCAGATCCGTGGCAGTGGTCACGATATCCTCGTTGTCGATGACATCGTCGCCGGGCAGGCCGTACAGGGTGGTGGTCTCGTTCTTGGAGCTGACGCCGGACACATGGGTCAGGGACTTCTCCACGGAGATGACATAGTTGACATAGCCGTCGTTGTCGTTGTCGATGACGGTCAGGGCGGCGCCCCTCACGTTCATGATATCGTCCACATCAGCGCTGTCAATGGCCACTTCCTCATAGTTGTGGTAATACTCGGTGGCCTTATCGGTGGCCAGGCCAGTGCCCTTCAGCAGGGCGGCCAGGGAGTCGTCGTCCTTGGAGTCGCCGCCGGTGACCTTCTCGCCGGTCTCAATGACGGTGTTCACGTCGGAGACCACAGGAGCGCCATACACGGTGGAGTCGGCCAGAATGGTGGTCTTCTTCACGTACATGGTGACGGCCTTACCCAGCATATCAACAGGAGTGCTGACATTGAAGACCTGGGTCTTCACGTTGGCGCTGGAATCCTGGGCCACGGCGGTGTTGCCGGTGGTGGACAGGATGCCGTCGGGGTTGTAGATGCGGGTCTTGCCCTCCTGCAGCGCGGTATCGGTGTCGTCGTCCAGGATGGCCCACTCATTGGCGGTGACAACGCCCTCCACCTTGATCACGCCGTACTTGTCGGACAGGATGGTGCGGTGATCGCTGTAAACGATGGGGTAGTTGTTGGTGGTGTAGCTCTGGATCATCTCCACGTCCAGGGCGTTGTAGATCAGCAGGGCCGCGTCGTCGCGGTTCAGGGGAGCGGACAGATCCTTGGTGAACCCTTCGAAGATGCCCTGCTCGTCGGCGCGGACGGACACGTTGATGGCCCAGTCGGCACCCTCAAAGCCCTCGATCTTGGGATCGTAGCCCACGGCCACCAGCAGCATCTTGGCCGCCTCCAGGGCGGTCACGGTGGCGCTGGGATCAAAGGTGCCGTTGCCGCGGCCGGCGATGATGCCGGTGGTGTAGCAGTAGTTGATATGGCCCTTGGCCCAGTTGCTGGTGATATCGGTCAGGCCGGAGTTGACGCTCTGGTACAGAGCGCTGTTGTCCACGCCCTTATTCATGATGACGGAGAGCATCTTCGCCATCTGAGCGCGGTCAACATTTTCGGTGGGTGCATAGGAGCCGTCGGGCTTGCCCTCGATGATGCCGAGGGAAACCAGCATGGAAACGGCGTCCTTGTTCACGATCTGATCCTTATCGGTGAGATCGTTGTAGCTCACAGCGGAGGCGGAGACAACCATCATGCCGATGAGCATGATCGCCGCCAGAGCCAGGCTGAGAGCCCGCTTGAGGTTTCTCATTTGGATTTCCTCCTTCTGAATTTTGAGCCAGAGGGGCGTATGACGCCCCTTACAGGGGAGGAAACAATGCAGTTTTCGGGGGATAGGGATATAAAAGGCAGGAAAACAGAATCAAAAGGTTACTATGGTAGACGTTTGGTAGACAATACGGGAGCGGGAAAAGTGAAAACGCCTTGGAACCCAAAGGATTCCAAGGCGTTTCTGGTAGACTTTTGGTAGACAAAAAGTAAAAACACAAAAGAAAGGTGGACGGAAATGGGCCACTTTTTCGGGGATGCGGAGTGGAGGTGAGGAGGGAAACGCGTGAAGAACGAGCGGGCACGGCTGCTGCGGAGGATGGAGCGGCTGGCAGGTTGCAGAGTAAATGACGCGGTAAAGCTGGCGTTCCTGGACGGAGAACAGCTAGGAGAGATCGACGGGCTGGATCTGGGAGCGCTGAAGGAGTTCAAGCGCAGCGGAAACGGCGCGGTGGAGCTGAAGCTGGTGGATCGGGCGGCCGTGCTGGAGCGGCTGGTGGAGCTGTCCGGCGACCGGGAGGACGGGGCGGAGGAGTTTTTCCGGGCGCTGCGGGAGAGCGCCGATGCGGTTTAGGGCCTTTTCCCGGCAGCAGAGGCGTGTGCTCACCTGGTGGTGTTCCGCCGAGGGGCAAAGCCGGGAGGCGGTTATTTGCGACGGAGCGGTACGCAGCGGAAAGACCCTGTGCATGGGGCTGGCCTTCTTCCTGTGGGCCACGGCCTGCTTCGACGGCATGGCCTTCGGGCTGTGCGGCAAAACCATCACGGCGCTGCGGCGCAACCTGCTGCGGGAGGTGCTGCCTACGCTGGGGGCGCTGGGGTTCCAGTGGAGGGAGCAGGCATCCCAAAACCGGCTGACGGTACGGCTGGGCGGGAAGGAGAACACCTTCTACCTCTTTGGCGGCAGAGACGAGGGAAGCGCGGCCCTGATTCAGGGCATCACGCTGGCGGGGGTTCTGCTGGATGAGGCGGCCCTCATGCCCCGCTCCTTCGTGGAGCAGGCCTGCGCCCGGTGCTCCGTGCCGGGGAGCCGGATGTGGTTCTCCTGCAACCCGGAGCACCCGGAGCACTGGTTTTACAAGGAGTGGATTTTAAAGGCGGAGGAGCGGCGGGCGCTCTACCTCCACTTCACCATGGAGGATAACCCGGCGCTGACGCCTCAGGTGCGGGAGCGGTACGCGCGCAGCTTCAGCGGCGCCTTCTACCGGCGGTTTGTGTTGGGGGAGTGGGTGGCCGCCCAGGGGCGGGTATACGATTTCTTCGACGAGAGCTGGGCGAGGCCCGTCCCGGTGGGCGGCATGGAGCGGTGGTGCATCTCCTGCGATTACGGTACGGTCAACCCCACGTCCCTGGGGCTGTGGGGGCTGCGGGGCGGAGTGTGGTACCGGGTGGCGGAGTCCTACTATGACGCCCGGGCCGAGGGGCGGCAGAGAACCGACGGAGAGCACGCCGACGCCCTGGAGCGGCTGGCGGGGGGACGGCCCATCTGGAAGGTGGTGGCCGACCCGTCGGCGGCCAGCTTTATCGAGACCCTGCGCCGGCGGGGATGGCGGGTGGAAAAGGCCGACAACGACGTGTTGGCCGGTATCCGAACCACCGCCGAACTGCTGCGGCGGGGGAGGCTGGTGATCTGCCAGGGCTGCGCCGACGCCCTCCGGGAGTTTACCCTCTACTGCTGGGATGAGAAGGCCGGGGGCGACCGGGTAAAAAAAGTCCACGACCACGCCATGGACGACATCCGCTATTTTGCCGCCAGTGTTGCGGCGGGAGAGCGGGGGTACGTTGGAGGCCTGTGTGTGGAGCGGGGGCGGTTTTAGCGCGGAGCGCGCCGCGGCAGAGGATGGGAGGAGAGCATGGGTATATTTGCAAGGAAAAGAGAGAATGGGGCCGGGGCGGCGGTGCAGCTCCGGGAGGGGGGACGGCACCCCTTCGGCGTGCTGGACGGGTATGTGCCGCTGAGCCAGGGGGAGATGGAGCTCTACCGGAGCATACGGGAGGCCGTCCCCATTGTGGACGCCGCCCTGCGCAAGCTGGTGCGGCTGGCGGGCGGGGTCAAGGTGTCCTGCCGGGAGAGCGCTGCCCAGGAGGGGCTGGACTGGTTCCTCCAGCATGTGAACACCGGGCGCGGACAGAGGGGTATCCAGTCCTTCCTGGACGGCTATCTGGACTCCATGCTCACCTTCGGCCGGGCGGTGGGGGAGATCGTCCCTGACCGGCGGGGCCGGGAGATCGCGGCGGTGCTGTGCGGCAACCCGGCGGACGTGGAGATTCGGGAGGGGGAGTCGCCGCTGGAGTTTACCCTGTGGGGAAGGAGTGGGGACGGGCAGCTCCGGGAGCTGCCCCGGCAGGAGCTGCTGCTCTTCACCCCCTTTCAGCCGGAGGTGGGCAGCCCCTACGGCGTGAGTCTGCTGCGGTCCATGCCCTTCCTGACCGGAATCCTGCTGAACATCTACCAGGCGATGGGGATGAACTGGGAGCGGATGGGCAACGTGCGCTTCGCGGTGGTCTACAAGCCGGGGGACGCGCCCCTGGAGCAGTCCATGGCCCAGGAGCGCAGCCGCCAGATCGCCCGGGAGTGGTCCGCAGCCATGGAGGCGGGGCGGGACGGCCGGGTGCGCGATTTTGTCGCCGTGGGCGACGTGGACATCAAGGTGATCGGAGCGGACAACCAGGTGCTGGACAGCGAGGTGCCGGTGCGGCAGATTCTGGAACAGCTCGTGGCCCGGACGGGCATACCGCCCTTCCTGTTGGGATTGAGCTGGTCGTCCACCGAGCGGATGAGCACCCAGCAGGCCGACATGATGACCAGCGAGCTCACCGCCATCCGGCGGGGGCTGGAGCCTGTGGTGGAGCGTATCTGCGAGCTGTGGCTGGCCCTCCACGGGTACGACCGGAGGGTGACGGTGGATTGGGAGGACATCAACCTCCAGGATCTGGTCGAGGAGGCCCGGGCGGAACTGTACCATGAGCAGGTGGAGGAGCTGCGATTGGCGCGAGAGGGCAAAGAGGGCTGAAGGGTGTCGGCGCGGGCAGAGGAGACCAGATCGGGGCCCCCGGGAAAGTGCGGAGCACTTTTCTGGGGAGAGGAGACGCAGCGGAAGGAGAGAGCCGCGCCGCAAGCGGCGCGGCGAGGGATCTGGAGCGTGCGGCGACGAGGTCGAGGAGGCCCGCGCGGAGTTGTACCGCGAGCAGGCGGAGGAGCTGCGATTGGCGCGAGAGGGCAAAGAGGGCTGAAGAGTGCCGGCGCGGGCAGAGGAGACCAGATCGGGGGCACCGGGAAAGAGCGGCGCGTCAGGGATGCCGCGGCCTACGGAGGGAGAGGGCGGCGCGTCGGGGTATAGGGCGCAGAATAAGATGAGGGGAGCGATGGGATGAACGTAAACAAGGAGGCGGGCGTGGACTGCGGGCTGGAGCTCAGCCCGGAGGAGATGGAGCGCATCAACGCCATGAGCAAAAAGAAGCTGGAGCCCGGGGAGGTATACGCCTTCGCGGTACGGCTGTGCGACAACGAGATCGACCGGGACAACGAGCGGTTTCCGGCCGCCACCCTGGAGGAGCTGGCCCCCCTGTTTGTGGGCAGGAGCGGTCTGTTTGACCACCAGTGGAGCACCCGGAACCAGGCGGCCCGCATCTACCGAACCGAGGTGGTGCGGGAGAGCTGGATGACGGAGGCGGGCGAGCCCTACTGCTATCTGAAGGGCTGCGCCTACCTCCTGCGCACCGAGGGAAACCGGGAGCTGATTGCCGCCATCGAGGGGGGGATCAAAAAGGAGGTCAGCGTGGGCTGCGCGGTGGAGCGGTCGGTGTGCTCCATCTGCGGCGAGGAGTTCCACACCTGCCCCCACGAGAAGGGGGCGGAGTACGGCGGCAGGCGCTGCTGGGCCGAGCTGGTGGGGGCCTCCGACGCCTATGAGTGGTCCTTCGTGGCAGTGCCCGCCCAGAGAAACGCGGGGGTGATGAAGCACATGCGGATGGAGCAGGAGGCCGCCCTGGGGCGGAAATACCTGGAGAGCCTGCGCGGGGAGGTGGCCCGCCTGGGCGGCCTGGCCGGGCTGGGGCTGGAGCACGCCGTGCTCCGGGGCATCGCGGACAAGCTGGGCTATGACGAGCTGCTGGCCCTCAAGGGCGCGCTGGAGCGGCAGGCCGAGCGGGTGTTCCCGGTGGAGACCCAGCTGCGGTATGGCGGCGGGCGGGAGAACGACGGAGTGCGGGACGGGGCATTTTTGATCTGAGCGGGCCCCTGCGCAGAGAGGACAGAGGAGAAAGGAGAAGGCAGAATGAGCAGGATTTCGTTTGAGGGGATTGGAGAGGTGGCTGCCACCTTTGCCTGCGGCGAAGGGGTAAAGGCGGGCCAGGTGGTGAAGCTCACCGGGGACGGCACCGTCGGCCCCTGCGGCGACGGCGAGCGCTTTTGCGGCGTGGCCCTGAGCGCCGGGGAGGGCTTCGCGGCGGTACAGATGGGCGGGCTGATCCGGGTGGCCGCCAGCGGCGGCGCGCTCAGTGAGGGGTGGAACCGGCTGCTGGCCGACGGCTCCGGCGGCGTCCGGCCGGACAGCGCCGAGACGCCCATCGGCGGCGAATATCTGGTGGTGCGGGCGGAGAGCGGCGGCGCCGTCATCCGCCTGTGAGAAAGGGAGGTATGGAAATATGGGATATCGTTTTGACAACCTGAGACTGGAAAAGGGCATGTATAACGAGGCGGGCCGCTCCTTCACCCAGGTGCTGGAGCGGGAGGACCCCTCGGAGCAGTATAAGGGCACGGCGCTGGAGGGGCTGGACGCCTATCAGCGGCAGCTCAAGCGCTTTGACATCAAGGTGAAGGGCGCGGGCAGCGACGCGGTGGAGAAGTTCTTTGCCACCAGCCAGTCCGCCGTCCTCTTCCCCGAGTACATCGCCCGCTCCGTGCGGCAGGGCATGGAGGAGGCCAACCTCCTGCCCCACATCACCGCCGCCGTCACCCGGTTTGACGGCATGGACTACCGCTCCATCGCCTCGGTGCCGGACGACGACCAGAGGGCCCTGCGCTGGGTGGAGGAGGGCGCCGCCATCCCCCAGACCCAGGTGAAAACCCAGGAGAATCTGGTGAAGCTCCACAAGCGGGGGCGGATGCTGGTGGCCTCCTACGAGGCCATCCGCTATCAGAAGCTGGATCTGTTCTCGGTCACCCTGCGGCAGATCGGCGCCCACATCAACCGGATGCACCTGGAGGACGCCATCGAGGTGCTCCTCAACGGCGACGGCAACGACAACCCCGCCGAGGCCTTCACCGTGGGTACCGATCCCATCGGCGGCACCGCGGGCACCCTCACCTACGATGAGCTGGTGGACTTCTGGGGCCAGTTTGAGCCCTATGAGATGAACACCCTCCTGGTCAGCGGCGACATGATGCGCCAGATGCTCAAGCTGGAGGAGTTCCAGAACCCCCTGACCGGCCTCAACTTCCAGGGCACCGGCAGGCTGGACACCCCTTTGGGCGCAGCTCTGCTGCGCACCTCCGCCCTGGGCGGCGGCACCCTCATCGGCCTGGACCGCCGCTACGCCCTGGAGATGGTGCAGGGCTCCGACGTGCTGGTGGAGTACGACAAGCTCATCGACCGACAGCTGGAGCGGGCCGCCATCACCAGCATCTCCGGCTTCGCCAAGCTGTTCACCGGCGCGGCCAAGGTGCTGAAGCTGAAATGACGGAGCAGATTATGGACATGGCCCGCAGCCTGGGGCATGTGGACGGGGGACAGGAGGAGGCGCTGGAGGCCCTGTGCCGTGCGGCTCAGGCGGAGCTGGCCGGGCGGCTGCGGCCGGAGGTGCGGTCGGAGGACTGCGAAGACGCCTTTATCCTGGCCTGCGCCTGGCTGGCCCTGGCGGGGCTGGCCGCCGGGGAGACCGGCGGCGGGCGGTTCACCGCCGGGGAGGTCACCATTCAGGAGGGGGACGGGGCGGCCCGGGCGGCCGCCCTCCGCCTCCAGGCCGAGACGGTGCTGGGCCCCTGGCTGGCCGACCGGGGCTTCGCCTTTCAGGGGGTACCGGGATGACCGGGGCTTGGGGGCGGATTCTGGCGCAGTACGGGCAGAGCGTCACCCTGCGGCGGGGGGAGGAGGAGCGGGGCTGCCGGGCGTTTCTCCAGCCGGTGCGGGAGCGGCGGGAGGACTGGTACCAGGAGCTGCCCACCCCGCTGGGGACGGTGCGGCGGGATCAGTGGCTCTACCTGGGGCCGCCGGAGCTCTCACTGGAGGAAACGAACGGCCTGTGCGTGGAGTGGAACGGGCTGCGCTTTGCGGTGCGGGCGGCCCAGCCCGTCTGCGTGGGGGAGGAGACGCTGTACTGGTGGGCCCTGCTGGCGGTGGAGGACGGAGAGGCGCAGACAGAGCAGACGTGAGGGGGAAAACACTTGGATTTTCAGGCGGTGCGGGAGCAGATGGCGGCGTTCCTGAGACAGCAGGGGGTGGACGCGGTATGCGCCTACCCGGAGGAGCGGCGGCGGCAACGGAGCGGGCCGGTGGCCGCTGTGTCCCTGCGGGCCTGCCAGGGCGGGCCGGGCGGCTTTCGGGATTACCTGGGAGAGCGGTACGACGAGAGCACCGGCCAGTGGCAGGAGCTGTACGGCCGCCGGGTGACCCTCACCTTCGGGCTGGACCTCTATGGAGAGAGCGCTGGGGAGCTCCAGACGGCCTACGACCGGATGGCGGAGGCCTTTCAGTGGGAGGGACCCGCCGGGTTGGCGCTGCGGGAGCTCTCCTGCGGGGAGACGGAATTTGACCGGGCGGCCGGCCTCTACCGCAGGGCGGTGACGGCGGTGTGTCAGGGATACCTGTACGCCGTAGCCGACGAGGGCGGCACTTTCCTGGACTTTGTTGTGAGAGGAGAGGGACATCTATGAGCGTGACAAACCATGAGCGGCCGGGGGTATACTCCCGGTACGACGCATCCACGGTGGTGAAAGGCCGCGGCGGCGGCGGCGGGTGCGTGGGACTGGCGGCCCTGTGCGGCACAGGAACGGCGGGAACGCTCTACACCTTTAACCGCTATGAGGAGGCGGTGACCGCCTTCGGCGGAGAGGAAACGCTGACGGAGCTGGTGCGGCTGCTGTTCCTCAATGGCGCGGCCCAGGTCAAGGCGGTGCCGGTGGCCGAAGAGGCGGGCTACAAGGCGGCCTTTTCGGTGCTGGAAGCGGCGGAGGACATCGCAGTGGTGGTGTGCGACAGCGGCGAGCTGACCGTGCAGCAGGCCCTGCGGGACAGTGTGAAGGCCGCCTCTGAGGCGCGGCGGGAGCGCATCGCCGTGGTGGGCGGCAAGGCGGGGGAGAATGCCACAGCCCTGGTTCAGCGGGCCGAGGGGCTCAACAGCGAGCGGGTGGTGCTCACCGCCCCGGTGGGAGAAGGCGGCGGCGCGGCGGTGGCCGCGGCAGTGGCGGGAGCCATCGCCGGGGAGAGCGACCCGGCCATTCCCCTGGGCGGCGCGGAGCTGAAAGGAGTGGACGGGCTGGAGGCCCGGTATGGGGATACGGAGATCGACACCCTGGTGCGGGGCGGGGTCACCCCGGTGGAGCAGGCGGCCGGGGTGGTCAGCGTGGTGCGGGGCGTGACCACCCGCACCAAGACCGGAGAGGCGGCGGACGCCACCTGGCGGGAGCTGACCACCATCCGCATCGTGGACGACGTGATCCCCACCGTGCGCGACGCCCTGCGTGCCCGGTTCCGCCGGGCCAAGAACACCGAGCAGAGCCGGGGAGCCATCCGCTCCCAGGTGGTGCTGGAGCTGGAAAACAAGCTGGCGCGGGAGATCATTACCGGATACGGCGAGGTCTCCGTAGAGGCCGATGCGGACAACCCCACGGTGTGTCTGGTGGATTTTTCCTTTACCGTGGCCCATGGGCTCAACCAGATCTGGCTGAGCGCGCATATCACTGTGTGAGAATGGGGGAGGAAGGAACATGAAGGTTGCGGGATTTCCAACCAGCAGCGACATCTATCTGGAGGTGGACGGCAAAAAGGTGGCGGTGGTGCAGAGCTATACCGCCAAGTCCAGCCGTACCAGCCAGACCGTGGAGGCCTTCGGCGAGGACGAGCCGGTGGCCACCATACCGGGCCAACGTACCCACGTCATCGAACTGACCCGGCTGTACGCCACCGATGAGGCCATCCGGGACGGGCTGAACTTCCATGCGCTGGAGGACTTCAGCCTGGTCATCTGCAAGCCGGACCGGAAGATCATCTACTCCGGCTGCCAGTGGAGCTCCATCGGCGAGACAGGCGCGCTGGGGGCCATGGTGGTGGAGAAGATCACCATCGTAGCGGCCAGGCGGATTGAAACGGCGGTGTGATATGCTGGAGAGACGGGAACGGCTGAAGCTGGAGGACGGGAGGGAGCTGCGGCTTCTCTCCGCCCTGGAGGTGCTGGAGGCCCGCCGGGAGGCGGAGGGGCTGGCCCGGGGGGAGGCGGAGGCCGCCCTGTGCGCCAACGCCTGCCTGCTGGCCCGGGCGCTGGAGCGGGGCGGACAGCCGGTGTTCGCGGACGGCGGGGCGGCTCTGGCGGGGCTGAGCGCCCGGGAGATCGGGGCGCTGGCGGGCCGGTGGGCCGCCTTTGACCGGGCGGAAAACCCCTCCCCCGAGGACGGGGAGGAGCGGCTGGAAGGGTTAAAAAAAGCCTGGAGCACGCGCCCTATGAGCGCCTTCGCTGGCGCGTGCTCCAACGCTTTGGCGCGCTTCCGACGGAGGAGCGGGCCAAACAGATGAAGGCGCGGGACTATCTCTGGTGCGCCCTCCACCTGGCGCTGGACCAGGAGGAGGAGCTGGCGCGGCTGTGTCCCGCCTGCCGAAGCGAGGCGGCGGAGGAGCGGTGCCCGGCCTGCGGCGCGCTCCGGACAGAGACGGCGGCGGGGCAGAACGCGGCCTTTGACGAGGCGCGGTTTGAACGGCTGAAACGGGGGGAGAGCGGTTGACGGACTATATCGCGGTATTGCTGGCACAGCAGGAGGAGCAGGAACAGGGCGAGGCCCCGGAGCTGGAGACCGGCCCCCTGACGGTATGGCTGGAGGAGAATACGCGGCCCGCAGAGGCCGCAGCAGCGCGGCGCAGAGTGGAGCAGGACGAGGCCGGCGCGTGTGCCGGACCGGGTGCGGTGATAGGGAACCGATATGTGCCGGAGGCCCCGGTCGGGGACTCCAGCGGACAGCCATCGGACCGGGGAGCGAAGCAGTGGGCAGACGGCCTCCAGACCGCCGGTACGTTGGAGACGGCGGGAAAAATGGGGGAGCGGACGGCTCAACCGGCCCGGCCGGAGCACACCGCAGAATACCGGAGCGGGTCAGGGGTGGCCTGGCTCGACGGTCTGGTGCGCAGGAGCATGGAGCGGGAGTGGAGCGGCGGAACGGAGAGGCGGGTGGTGACGGTGGAGCAGTACGGCGGAGCGGTGGGCGCTCCGGCGGAGGCCGAGGCGCTGGACCGGCTGTTTCGCCGGGACGCCCGGCGGTACGATGGGGGGTTTCGGCTGCTGTGAGATTGGCTTCCATGCGGTACAAGGACTATGTATGGCCACACAACCCGCGGGTTTACACCATTGAGTATAAACGGACCATGGGTGCGCGGAAGGTGCCCTTCGGGCGCTACCACCTCCAGGATCTGGGCCCCGCCCAGCGGGTCATGCGGGGCGAGGGGGAATTCGTGGGCGAAGGGGCCTACGGGGAGTTTAAGAAGCTGGCTACCGTGTTCTACGCCGGTGGGCCGGGGCTGCTGGTTCACCCGGTTTGGCAGACCTCCAACGCCTACTTTGTGGAGCTCTCACTCCGGCAGGAGCCCAGGGCGGACTATGTGGGGTATTCCTTTGCTTTCTGGGAGGGATACGACGGACACAGCACCGGCGTACAGGTGACCGGGGGCGGAGGAGAACCGGAGACAGGCCCGGCCGCCGGTACGGCGGGGGAGCGGCGGCACACGGTGCGCCGGGGGGAGACCCTGTGGGGGATCGCCCGGGATTACGGACTCAGCCTGACCGAGCTCATCGCCCTCAATCCCCAGATTAAAAATCCAAACCTGATTCTGGCAGGGGAGGAGGTGCGCCTGGCGTGATGCGGGGAGAACTGCTGTGCTGGGATGGGCGGCGCATCCGCCTGCCCGACGCGGTGGAGTGGCGGTTTCAATACGGCTGTGGCACGCCCTGCGACAGCTTTCAGCTCACCTGCCTGTGGGAGCCGGACAACGGGAACGACCTGGCCGAGGCAGTGAGCTTTACGGCGGAGGAGAACGGGGAACGGCTCTTCACCGGCGTGGTGGACGAGTGCGAGCGGGGCTGGGACACCGCGGGGGGCACCCTTACCGTGGCGGGCCGGGGAATGGCCGCCCGCCTGCTGGACAACGAGGCGCTGGGGGCAGACTACCAGGTGGCCACTGTTGAGGATATCCTGCGGGACCACGTGGCCCCCTACGGCATTGAGACCGTGCGGGGGGCGGAGCTGCCGCCGGTGCCGGGCTTCTCGGTGGACGCGGGGAGCAGCGAGTGGCAGGTGGTCTATGAATTCTGCCGCTATTATGGGGGAATTGCCCCCCGGTTTGATCGGCTGGGGCGGCTGGTACTGGCCCCCTGGGAGGAGGGGCGGCGGCTGGTGCTGGGGGCGGACGCGGCGGTGACGAGCTTCCGCCTGCGGGAGCAGCGATACGGGGTGCTCTCCGAGGTGCTGGTGCGGGACCGCACCACAGAGGAGGTTCAGCGGGTGGCGGACGAGGACTTCCTGCGCCGGGGCGGCCGGTGCCGCCGTGTGCTTACCATGCCGGGAAAGAGCAGCTATCAGGCCATGCGCTATTCCGGGGCGTATCAACTGGCCCGCGCCCGGGAAGAGCTGCGGCAGGCAGAGCTGGAGCTGCCGGAAGCCTTTGCCGCGTGGCCGGGGGAGCTGGTGGAGCTCAACCTGGCCAAGGGTACGGGACGGGGCCTCTGGCGGGTACGGGAGAGCGTATGCGGCCTGACGGCGGCGGGAACCTACACCCGGCTGACGCTGGGGGAGCCATAGCGGAGGAGTGGTTTTATGTGGATTTCGGAGCAGGGGCGGAGAAGGACAGAGCCGGACGGAACAGCACTGGTGGGCCGGGTCACCTTGCCCGGCGACCCGGCCGGGGTGTATCTGGCCGGAGAGCGGCGGGAGCTGCCCGTGTTTGGCCCGGGCGGCTATGTGTGGCGGCCGGAGGAGGGCGAGCAGGTGCTGGTGCTCAAGACCGGCCAGGCGGGAGAGGCCCCCTGTGTGGCCGGCCAGGCCTGCGGGCAGGACTGGAACCTGGCGGCGGGCGAGGTGCTCATCTACAGCGGTTCGGCCTCCATTCGCATCGGCGGCGGGGATATCCGGCTGACCGGAGATGTGCTGGTCAACGGCAAGCCGGTGCTTACAGGGGAGGGCTGAGCGTGGAACTAATGGTGCGGAACGGCGACTACGTCAACGACGGCGCGGGTGGCTTCCTGCGGGCGGAAGGGACGGACGAGCTGCTGCAGCGGGTGTTGTGGAAGCTGTCCATCCCGCGGGGGAGCTTTCCGCTGCTGCCTGCGCTGGGCAGTGAGCTCCACCGGCTCGGCCGGGCCAAGCCCGCTGAGCGGGCAGGACTGGCCCGGCAGTATGTGGCCCAGGCACTCTCCGATGAGGCGGAGCTGTCGGTGGCCGGGGTGGAGCTGTCGGCCGGGGGAGAACTGACGGTCGAGCTGGACTGGCGGGGCGAGGCGCTCCGCCTGATACTTGGGACGGGAGGCGTATGACGGGATGACGGTGGAGGAGCTCTACGGGCAGATGGTGGACACCTTTCAGCGGGAGACGGGGCTGGCGCTGGCCGGGGACGGAGACATGGCGGTGCGGCTTTACGCCGTGGCGGCCCAGCTCTACGCCCTGTATGTGCAGGCCGACTGGGTGGGACGGCAGTGCTTCCCCCAGACGGCCCAGGGGGACTACCTGGACAAGCATGCTCAACTTCGGGGGCTGGAGCGCCGGGCGGCCACAGCGGCGGTCGGGGTGCTCTCCTTCGAGACAGACCATCCGCCGGAGGCCGATCTGAGCATCCCGGAGGGGACGGTATGCATGACAGCGGCCCAGGTGCGCTTTGAGACCACCGAGGCGGGCGTATTGAAGGCGGGGCAGACCTCCGCCCAGGTGCGGGCCAGAGCGGTGGAGCCGGGCGCGGCGGGAAATGCGGCGGCCGGGACGGTGCGTGCCATGGCGGTGGCGCCGGTGGGGGTGAGCCGGTGCACCAACCCCGAGGCCTTTTCCGGAGGACTGGATGCCGAGGGGGACGAGAGCCTGCGGGAGCGGGTGCTGGAGACCTTTCGGCGGATGCCCAACGGGGCCAACGCCGCCTTTTACCAGCAGGAGGCCCTCTCCTTTCCGGAGGTGGCGGCGGCTACCGTGGTGGCGCGGCCCCGGGGCGTGGGGACGGTGGACGTGTTTCTTGCTACGGCGGCGGGGCTGCCCGACAGCGGACTGCTGGAACAGGTGGCGGCCCATCTGGAGGAACGCCGCGAAATCGCCGTGGATGTTCAGGTGAAGGCGCCGGAGGTAAGGACGGTGGATGTGTCGGTTCAGGTGGCGGCCCGGCCGGGGGCGGACTTTGACACCGTCCGGCAGGCGGTGGAGTCCGCCGTACGGGGCTGGTTTGACGGGCGGCTCTTGGGGCAGAGTGTCCTGCGGGCCCAGCTGGGGGCGCTGATCTTCGGGGTGGAGGGCGTGGAGAACTACGCCCTCACCGCCCCGGCGGCCGATGTGGCGGCAGCGGTGGACGAGCTGCCACAACTGGGCACACTGACGGTAGCGGCACTGGAGGGGACGGCATGAGCTACGGGGCATACCTCAGGGAGCTGCTCCGGCCCCTGCGTATCTATGGGCTGGAGGGCACCGCCAATGGCGGTGAGCTGGAGGCCCAGGGGAAGGCGCTGGATGGGGTGGAGGCCGCCATGGAGGAGGTACAGCGGGAGATGCTGATCTGCACCGCAGAGGGACGGGGGCTGGAGGCCGTCGAGGCACTGCTGGCCCGAAAGCCGGTAGCTGCCAGCCTGGAGCGGCGGCGGGCGGCGCTGGCCGCCCTGCTGCGCATCGGCGGGGACAGCTTTACCCTGACGGCGATCAACGATAATCTAAAAGGCTGCGGCCTCAACGCCGTGGCCAGCGAGACGGAAACGCCCGGCGTTGTGGAGGTGCGGTTCCCCGATGTACCAGGCATCCCGGACGGGTTTGAATCAATGAGGGCCATCCTGGAAGATATTCTGCCCTGCCATCTGGACATACGGTATGTCTACTGGTACATCACTTGGGCCCTCATGGAGGAGCGCTTTGCCACCTGGGGAGACATTGAGAAGCTGGGGCCCACCTGGGAGGAGCTGGAGAAGATGGTGCGGGACTAGCCTGCCTGTCGCATAAAAATGCCTGGAACCATGCGGTTCCAAGAAGGTAAAAATCAAAAAGCTAGAAATATCAAGGCCCGCAGCCGGTTTTTTGCCGAGCCGCGGGCCTGTTTTCCCTTATGTTTTCCCTTACGCGCCAAAATTGGCCTTTATGAAATCCTCCATGCGGGCGGCGCTGTCCTGCCTCATGCGCTCCGTGAAGTGACCGTATCTATCCAGAGTAAAGGCCGCGCTGGCGTGGCCGAGGTTGCCCTGGATGGTCTTGATATCATCACCGGCCCGAATAGCGTTGACGGCATAGGTGTGCCGGAGGTCGTGGAAACGGACACCAACCAATCCGGCAGATTTTAAAGCGGCACGAAATTGGAGGCCGACCGTGGACAAACAGAGGGGGCAACCGATATCATTGGTAAACACAAATTGGTGGGGGTTATCCCATAAGGGGCCAGCCAATAACTGCCGTTCAGCCTGCTTCCTTCGCTGCTCCTTTAGAGTGCTGAGCACTGAAGGCGCAGGCGTGATTGTCCGGCTTTTCCCACTCTTTGGAGAGATAAAAAGGCCGCTCTTTTCTCGGTGCTCGGGCCGTACAAGCTGCTTATTTATCAGCAAAGTTCCATGCGTAAAGTCCACGCAGTCCCAGGTCAGGCCCAGCAGTTCCGAGAGGCGGCAGCCGGTGAACAGGGCCACGGAGACCAGTCGCTCTAAACGGCTGCCCTTGAGGGCCTGGAGCAACGCTGCGGCCTGTTCGTCGCTGAGTGGGTGAATCTCCGTGCGCTCTGTCCTGGGGAGTTCACAGTCCGCGGCCGGATTGCGGGATATGTACTCCAGCTTGACCGCCTTCTCCAGAGACTGATGCAAGACCTTATAGGCCAGCCGGACGGAGGCTGGGGAGAGTGAGCCCAGACTGTTGACAAACTGCTGGATCATGTGTGGGCGGAGATCAGGGAGAGACACCGCACCGAGGGCCGGCTTGATGTGCTTTTTTATGAGGCTTCTGTATTTGGTAGCGGTGGCGGGCTTCACGCTGCCGAGATACTCCGCTGCCCACACATCGAGCCAGGAACCAACCGTCATTTTGGCTGGGGTGATATAGGTGCCCGTGTCAATAGCCGCCGTGGCGGCCTTGAGCTTTTGGGCGACCTCCTTCTGCGTCTTGCCGGTGATGCTCCGCTGCACCTGCCTTCCGGTGCCTGGGTCTCGTCCTACTGTGTACCGCGCCTCCCAGTAGGTATACTGCTTCCCACTGCGGGTCACGGTCTTTTTACGAATGGTGCCGCTTCCGGCGGCTGACTTTCTCGCCATTGACTTTTCCCCCTATTCTGTTAAAATAGAAGGGCAGAGCGCCCGCAAAGCAATCTGCCCCCTCTATGGCCGTCCCTGGTGTTCCCGCACCGGGGGCGGTATTTTTATTGCGCTTTTTTCAGCTCGGCCAGCTCCTTGCTCATGGAGCGGATCACCTGTTTCAAGAGAGCCACGTCGTCCTCTATGGCCTCAATTCTGGTCATAGGGGTGAGCTTTGCCTGCACGCCTTGTAACCCCTCTGCCAGCAGGTCAAACTTCGGCATGACATCTGTATCGAAATAGGCAATCATACGATTTTCAGATGCCCGGATGGATGCGTCAATCATGGTTTGGATGGACTGTAAGTCTTTTTCGTCTAACATGCGTAAAACCTCCTGACGGTCATTGGGTGACACTGGTGGTTATAATGTAATGCTTCCGTCCTCATTGACGGTTTGCCCCAGATACCGAACTACACGTTCAGACTTTGGCTGCTTCGCAAGTTCGTTTTTTAACTTTGCTATGGAGACAGCATTATTTCCTCCCCAGGCAGCGGCATCTGCCAGAATCACAGTTTTTGGCTCATTTCCGTTGGAAGGCAAATAGCTTATCGCTAATGTTGTTTTGATTTTCTGCTTTCCGGTGGCGCTCATTCCTCCCAATAGCGCACCAACAGGGCCGAATAGAAGCCCACCAACTACGCCACGGCCCAAAACAGACTGGTTTTGCAGTTCTGACGTTTTCACCTGATCCAGCGCCAGAATATCAGATGTGCTTATCTTATAGTGTTGTATGATCTCATCTGCGCCGAAGGTTTTCAACTTAATGCGATACAAGGAAAGAAATTCTCCTTCCAACACGACCCGGAAAACAGAGTTTTGAGGTAAATCCCCAAGACCATCCAAGTAGTCAAAT